GTGGCATAATGGATGAAAGACTTGAAAGTTTTAACGAAATAGATGAAGCAGAAGCAAACAAGGTAAAACCTAAACGGAGCAAGGGGGGTAGGCCAAAAGGGTCTAAAGCGGCGAACAAGTTTGAACCTACCGACCAGCAACGTCATTTAGTTGTGATGATGTCTGCTAATGGTGTAAAATACGTTGAACAAGCCCGAGCTTTAAATATAGGAGAAAAAACACTTACAAAGTATTTTAAAGAGGAATTAACTTTTGGTAAGATGAAAGCCACGGCTCATGTTTCAGGAGCGCTTTATAGAAATGCTTTAGAAGGAAATGTTCAAGCCCAAATCTTTTGGTTAAAAGCCCAAGGAGGATGGCGTGAAGCCGACCGCTTGGAGATTACCGGAGCCAACGGAAAAGAATTATTAACCGATACGGAACGGGAACAACGCCTTGCGTCTATTTTATCGTCTTTATCGACAAAGAAATCTATCGAGGTTGTTTCTCCCCCTGCTATAAAACAACTGAAAAACTGAATGAAACTTTTAGTCATCATGTGGATTTTGTCTCTTACTGATTTGTCCAGCCATAAAGCAAAATTCAACGGAACGCTTGACGCTTGCCTGAAAGAAGCGATACAATTCAATCAGAAAGAAAAAGAAGCTATGGCCGGCTGTTACATGGAAGTCCGCCAACCTAACTACCTAGACCGAGGATCAAACAATGCCCGTTAAATATGTCGATGGAAAAAAAATTCATCTGCCCTACCCTAAAAAACAAAAACGAACCAAAAAAGAAAAAGAGAAAGCAGAACGCAAAATCGCCGAATCAAAAGGAAAGTTAAAAGCATATATGAAAGCTTCTAGTTCTCCAAATCCATCGGCTCCAAAAGGGAGCGGGGCTACTATCTCCCGGACTAAATCATCTCTCGCTCGGGATCGAAAAGTTCATAAACTAATGCGGTCTGGTACTGCTGTTACCCAAGGGGGGATTGCTCGACCGGAAGAATATCTTGGTGCGATGCAATATTTGGTTGTTAGAGATAAACAAGAAGAACGAGCTATGGAGAGACAGGCACGACTCGCTGGAAAAGTTGCAAAAGCCAAAATGCGCTATAAGCAGAAAAAAAGAAAAAGAGATAAATAAATTCTTATGACTGATATTACTGCGTTACTGAAGCAATATGAAGATTTACCTCCAATGCAAAAGGCCGAGGTAGATCAACTGCTTCGGCAAGATGTATTAGATACCCCTTGGCGTCCGTTAATTGATATAGAAAACCCGGATGCCCCAACACCGCAACAACAAGCGTATGAGTCTAAGGCGGATATCCTACTTTTTGGAGGAGCCGCTGGTGGAGGAAAAAGCGCATTGTTAATTGGTTTAGCCCTAACGGCGCATAAACGATCTGTTATTTATCGTAGGGAGGTAAAACAACTTGGGCCAATCGAAGAAGAAATTATTCGTATTAGGAAAACCCGGAACGGGTTCAACGGTCAATTACATCGCTTTGATTTGGGGAAGAACCGGAGTATCCGCCTCGGGGGGATGCAGTATGCAGGAGATGAAGTTGCTTACCAAGGTGATCCCCGTGACCTCATTTGTTTCGATGAGTTGACCCAGTTCTTAGAATCACAGTTTCGTTATGTCACCACATGGAATAGATCGGCTGATCCGGCGCAACGCTGTCGCATAATTTGTGCTACAAACCCGCCGACCAGTGCTGAAGGACAGTGGGTTGTTAGTTACTGGGCGCCGTGGCTGGATAAAGAACATCCTAATCCGGCACAACCGGGCGAACTTAGGTGGTTTATAAGCAACGAAGAAGGGGATGATGTTGAAGTCGAATCGTCTGATCCTATATGGCAGGATGGAGATTGGGTACAACCACGATCCCGAACTTTTATCCCTTCTTCTGTAGACGATAACCCGTTTCTAGTTAGTTCAGGCTATAAAGCGGCGCTTCAGGCGTTGCCAGAGCCGTTAAGATCCCAGATGTTGATGGGTGATTTTAATGCGGGGATACAAGATGACCCGTGGCAAGTTATTCCTACCGAGTGGGTTGACAAAGCAATGGATCGCTGGACACCCGATAGACCGGAGAAAGCTCGAATGGATGCGCTAGGAGTAGACCCGGCAAGGGGAGGGAAGGACGATTTTGTATTAACACCAAGATATGGCAACTGGTTCGGCGAACAGATAATCAAGAGAGGGCAAACAACTCCGGATGGGCCAACCGGTGCGGCTATCTGTACGTCTTACGTCAAACATGGAGCGCCCATCATGCTTGACATTATAGGGGGAGCCGGCGCATCTATCTACGACCATCTTAAAACTAACGGGTTGAATGTTCATGCTGTAGATGGAAGAAATGCGAGTTATGGTCGGGATATGTCCGGCTCCCTCGGTTTTTATAATAAGCGAAGCGAGAACTGGTGGAGAATGAGAGAAGCTCTTGACCCGGATAGCGATGATAAAATATCACTTCCGGCGGATAGAGAATTAAAAGCTGATCTTTGCGCCCCTAAATGGAAATTAACTAACGGGGGAATACAGGTTGAAGGGAAATCTACCGAGTGCCGGGATGGGTTTGGGGATTTAAAAAAGCGGTTAGGACGGTCTCCCGGAAAAGGTGATTCGTGTGTGTATGCTTTACTGGAAGGGAAAAAACATGGTGGGCGTAGTTTTTCTTCTCCCCCAAAATCAAATTCCCGGTATAACCCCCATAAAGTCTGGAGAAAATAGTGAAAACAGATCCGTACGAACCTACTAAAGAGGAAAAAAGAAACGGATGGACACGCAATACTTTAAAAGAATATATTTTAAAAAGGGAACAGGAACAGGCAAAGTTTATATTTCAGAAACCTCCTATGCGACCAGTAGAACAAAACCATAAATATAAACCGCATAAATGGAGAAGGTAGCAAATGGCTGATAAAAAACGAAAACGACCGCAGAAAGATCCGTTTACTAACCCCGTGGATAAAGTGGATACACCGGGGTATAAACCAGATACGACTATTGAAGGCGTATTAATGGATACAGCCGAAAGGGCGTTAACATTTCTTCCTGCGGTAAAAGCGGCGCAAGGAGCGCAATATCTACGAAATATTCTTCCACAGTTGCGAAGAAAAGCGTTACCTTCTGCCTCTAAAAAAGGAGTAGACCCCAAAACTGGATCACAGCTTATTCCGCCGGTTATCCAAGCTGGAGAAATGCTTGCTGATTATCTTGATTTATCTCAATACACTGAACAACAACAAAAAGCTATACAGGAAGAACGCACTGTCCCTGAACCTATGTATCATATAGGGAAAGAAAAGCCCTACTACACGAAAAAGTTTCAGCCCTTTAAAACATTTTCTTTTAACACTAATAATTTGGATGATGAAGGGTATCGGCAAGCGATGGCTAATGTCGATAAACTCACGCATGACAAAAAATTTTTTAACAATATAGAACCTGATCCTGACGCTATTCCCCCCACAACAGCCGCACCTCGATTTGAGAAATATGTAGCTGGCCGAGAGAGGTCACTGGAAACGCAACGGCTTTTAGATACCATATATTTTAAAACTATAAACCCACAAATTACGGGGAGACGAGAATATCAACAGCTATTAAAGAAAGCTATGGATAATCTTAGCATGGAACCGGGGCAGGATAAGTTCCTGCCAACCCTTCGGTTCAACAAAGTTGGGGCTTTAAATTATGATATTAGAAAGATTTCTCCGGATGACAAGCTGTTAAATAAAATGCAGTGGTTGGCTAAATCGGCGCTACAACCGGGGCGACCGGGGGGTAATAAAAGGTGGGATAGATCTGTGGTAGAAAACTATTTACAAAAATTAGCTGATTTAACAGATACCCAAGAAAAATACGAAAAAAATATGTTCAAGTACGAGAAAGATATCCTTGGGCGAGTTGTTCCATATTCTTATAAGCGAAAACCCGACCACTGGAATAACTCTGATTGGACGCACTACCAAAAAAATTTTCCAGAGTTCTGGCAAGAGAAAAAAGGCGTAATGCAAAAAGTCTTTGCCCGAGTTATGCAAGGGAAAACAATGACAGGTTCGGCTTATTGGGGGCCATCTTTACACAGTTCAAATAAAGCGGCACAAGAAGCGAGAATTCACCCATTAGCATTGGACTTACGGGAACAATGGTCAGAAAGATGGAGGGCTGGCCCTAAAAACCCGGCTCCATCAGTTTTTGAAAACAGGGGGACGACTACATATTATCCCCCGAAAAAAGAACCTACATCCCAACATAGACCTGTCGCTTATGAGCATAGCTGGGATTTTTTAGCTGATAACCACCGTACCCTTAAAAAATTTCTTAATAGCGCTCTTTCTATTGATAAAGACGAAGAAAAAGCAGGGATCAACACTGCGAAATGGATGGATCTTGGGCAGAGAGACGATATTGTTGAGTTTTTATCAAATATTTCATTTCCCACGTTCTACAGCGATACTTATTATATTCCTTATAAGCCCTCTTCTAGAAATGCGAAATGGGAGGAGCCTGTAAGATATTCGGCGAATGAAATTAGAAAATATTTTAAAAACCCCCCACAACTTGGATCTGTAGATCTCTTAGCACCATCCGAGACAATTAGAGGGAGGACAACCCGAGATATAACCCGAGGTATTCATTTAATGGTAAATGAATATGCTTATATTCAAGAAACATTTAATAAAGATAATGCTGGTTTTATTGAGGCGTGGATCGGGGGAAAAATAAATGGAAGAGATCCTCATGTCAATCCTATCTTTAATAATGGAACCACACTTCCGGATATCATTACATACCCTCAGTTACTAGATGTCGCTCAGAAGATCCATAAAATAACAATAGACGATATTAAAGAACCCTTGGAGCAATTTAACCAAACACTGCCAAAAAAAGAACAGATAAAATTAAGTGCTATTGACATAGATTTTATGAAAACATCGCAACTAGCGAATTTAATGTTAATGTACGGAAAAGTAGAAGATGCAGAGGATTATGGGGATAACGAATCTATCAAAGGTTCCCAGCCCAAATTTAAATCTTTACATAAGTACACACTTATTTCTCCGTTCCTGCGTTCACGCTATCCAATGTACCGGATTTCCCCTTCTAAATCTGCCAAAATAGACAAAGCGCTATTAAAAGATCCCGGCAGAGCAGACCAGCGCACCGCGTGGGTGACACCGGATTTTAGATTTGGGAATTTAATTACTTCAAAAATAACTGATATCCCCATATCTAAGCTGGTAAAAAATCTAAATAAATATACTGCTGTAAAAAATAAGATGTTTACAAGAAGATCTATTGAAAGATTCGTTTCTAATCTCGCCCATCAACATCCGGACATAGGGGAGGACAGCACATCTACAAAAAGTCATATGCTGATGAACGGGTTATTACCCCATTGGGAAACATGGGAAACAGGAAAAACTGAAATATCGGGGCCGAGAGATAAACAATCGGAAAACGATTTTAAAATCCAGCAAACGATGAAATTTTTAGGTTTTGCTGGTTCTCATACCAGAGACGAAGCCGGAATCTCTACTGCTGTTATTGATACTTCTAAAATTAAAGACCCAAACGCTAAGACTCAAAAATTTAGCGATAAACGGAATATATATCGAGCTTCTGTCCCCGCTAGTATCTTAGCATTAATGACCGGAGCTTATTTAACAAAAAAACAAATGGATGAAATAGAACGGTTAAAACGAGAAGGCCGAGGAGAACTCCGCCCTAAAAAAAGAACAAGAAAAGGAAAACGAACTAGATATGAAAACAGTAATTAGCTTTCGGGGGTATGGGAATCATCCTCTAAAATGGATGTTAAAAGAAGGATTTAAACACGTTGTTATTGCAATACAGACAGGAGAGTATTGGGTAGAAATTGATTACTCAGTTGGGGTTCCTATTGTTCAGGTTATGTCCCATAAAGATTATGACATCGTAAAGTATTATCAAGAGCAAGGATATGTTACAGTAGAACGGGAACAGGAGATAAATAAACAGTTTAATTTTAACTTATTCCGTGGTAACATTTTTGTGGCTAATTGCGTAGGTTTAACAAAGGCTTTATTAGGATTAAATAGTTGGGCTATTACTCCGTATCAATTATATAAGAGGTTATTAAAGAAATGAGTATTTTTCCCGGTTTTGGCGGAGGTAGTATGCCCCCGCCGCCTCCGCCGCCACCCGCACCTCCTCCCCCCGTGGAGAGAACAGATCCGGCTATTGCGGAAGCAAAGAAAAAATTAGAAGCGAGTGAAGCTAAAAGGCGAGGCCGCCGAAATACAGTATTAACAAAAGCAGGGAGGGAATTATCTGGAGGTAGTAGTATTTTTCGCCCTGTTGCTGATGATGATAACTCAACGTTAGGATAAAACTATGTCTATTTTTCCCGGAGGAGGCTCTCCTTCACCACCGCCACCGCCACCACCGCCACCACCACCTCCGCCACCGCCGCCAAAACCGGCTCCGGAACCGGAGGGAAAAAAGGCGGAAAAAGAACAAGCTAAACTCACTGCTAAGTTACGAGCGGGAAGACAAGCCCCTCTTACAAAACGACAACGCAGAGGGTTAGGTAGCGGCCCCGGTACGTCCGCTAATAAAGATGATACACTAGGATAAAAATATGATTAGTGAAAATAACGATGAAAAAAGAGTTCTAAATCATATAAAACGGCAAAAAGCTGCAAAAGATCGGCGTTCACAATTTGAACAGCATTGGGACGATCTTAGCCGGGTATTACTACCAAGACGTCAAGGTTTTATGGAAACGACTTATGACGGTGACCAAAGGGTAGAAGATATCTATGATGGAACTCCTATGCAGGGGGCAAGAAGCCTTGCAAATACAGTAGGAGCTATGATTCGTCCGGAGGGGCAAAATTTAACTGTTATCCGGACGGAAAATGACCAACTCATGGAATTAGGGGTTGTTCAGGAGTGGTTGGGAGATTCTACTGAAAAATTAAACGCTTTGATCCGAGACCCAAGGGCGAGATTTAGACAAGCTACCGGAGAGGTCGATCTTGATTTAGTTGTATTGGGGACGGGTATTCTTTATATCGGATTAGGTGCATCACAAGATCACCTTCTTTTTCAATCAGTCCATTTAAAAGACGGGTATCCTCTATTTAATGATGAAGGGATTCCTGTTGGCTTATATAGAACAAAACAGATGTATCTTTGGCAAGCTGAACTCATGTTTGGGTTAGAGAACTTGTCGAGAGAATCTAAAGAAAAAATAAAAAATAAAAAGCAGGATGAAAAAATAGAGCTACTGTACTCTATCCATAAGCGAAAGAACGGAAAAGCAGACGCCATTTTTGCCAAAAATCTCCCGTACGAAGAGTTATGGATGGAAGTACAAGCTAAACATATAATCAGGGAAAAAGGTTTTCACGAATTTCCTTTTGTTGTCCCCCGCTGGGATACGTCTTCTGGTGAAGAATACGGTCGATCCCCGGGTATGATAGCATTACCGGACTCTAATACTCTGCAATCTATGGGGGAGACGATTCTAGTTGCTGGTCAACGAGTAGCTGATCCTCCATTGATGGCTCCGAATGACGGGGCGTTTTCGGAAGTTAATACATTCCCCGGTGGCATGAGTTATTACGATGTGGAAACAGCATCACAAGTTGGGGGAAACCCGTTTTTCCCTCTGATATCCGGAGCGAATTTACCTGTTACTCGGGATATGCAAACGGATATTCGTAATCAAGTTGCCGCCGCTTTCTTTAAAAACATATTAAACCTTCCTCAAAGTGGCCCACAAATGACGGCTACCGAAGTTATTCAAAGGAAGGATGAGTTTATCCGGGAAGTTGGGCCGGTATTTGGGCGGTTTGAAACAGACTATAATCAGCCTATTGCCGAACGGGCTTTTAAAGTGCTATTACGGAATGAAGCGTTTTTGGAAGTACCGCAAGAATTAGAAGGGCAAAACATTAAGTTTGAATTTGATTTACCTGTTAATAAGATCAAGAAACAGGTAGAAGCCGCATCCGCTACACAGTGGGCTATGGAAATAATGCAAATGGCTCAAGTTGCCCCGGAAGCGAGACACATGGTTAATGTTGATGCCTTGGCACGATTTAAAGCAGATGCGATGGCGCTACCGCATGAAATAGTTAATACACGGGAAGAAGTACAAGCTAAGTTACAAAAAGAACAGCAGATGATGGCGCAACAACAACAAATGGCTATGATGGAAAAAGGAGCCGCTATCGCTGATAAAGGCGCCGGAGCTATGAAGAAAGCAGGATTGATTAAAGACCCTGATAAAGAGGAAGCCGTCTCTAAAGCGGTTCCAGCTTAATTAAATAGGAGTATTACTATGTTAGACGAATTACTTAGAGGGGGCGCCACTCTCTTTACAAAATTCCCAAAGATTTTTCCGGACAGTCCTCTTGATTTAAAAATGAAAAGGCTGATGGAAAAGGAAAAAGAAGAAAAGCGAAGGAAACAAAAGAAGAAAAAAGTAATTAAATATCCTCCGCCAAAAAAGAAAAAGAAAAAAGTAATTAAGTATCCTCCGCCAAAGAAGAAAAAGAAGAAGATAATAAAAGGATTAGAGGTGATAGAGATAAATATACCACCAAAAAAAGGAAATAAATAAATGGCTAATGGAAGAAGTTACTCAGCACCCCGAAAACGGAAAAAGCCTTCAATAGAAGACGAGATGGAAGGAATGATGTCCCAAGGGAGAAAAAAAATTAAAGATACCTTTCCTGATAGTAAACCTCGAAAATTAACTACAAAAGAGAAAGAAGATCGGGCATGGGCGAGAAAAGAAAGAAAGAGAATTGAAAACATGACAAATGAAAATATTCAAAAGAAAATTAACAAAGCAAAGGTAACACGCCGAAAACGAACAAGGTACTAGATGCCAAGAAAAAAGGTAAACAAGGCGACTGATCCGGAAGAACTTTTCGATCAGTTTAAAAAGATTACTCAGTATCATAACGATATTGAACGATACCAAGATTTCCGTGAACTATTTCTCGGTTCCGACTTAGGGAGACGGGTGTTTAATGAAATACTAGGTATGGGATATATGGCACACGATACAACAAAGTATAATAAGTACGGGGTTGACCAAACGGCAACCTTAATAGCAACAGGAGAACGTAAGTTGGCTTTGATGGTTCATAAAGTAACTATGGTTGAACCGCCAACGACTCCTCCACCAACACAAAAAACGAGGCGATAAATTATGGCAGAAGAACAAGCAGTTGAGGAAGCCGTTGAGGAAGAAGCGGTAGAAGCAGAAGCTACTGAAGAATCTCAACCCGAAGCAACAGAGAGCGATACTGAAACAGTTGAATTCGACTCATGGAGAGATTTAATTCAAGATGACGGTCTTCAAAAACACGCTGAACGCTTTAATAGTGTAGATGATCTAGTACAAGCTAATTTAGAGTCTAGAAAAAAACTATCTAAGGCTGTCACTGTCCCGGGGACTAACGCTACCGATGAAGATGTGTCTGCCTATAGAGAAGCATTAGGTGTTCCCACAGATGTCGATGGATACGAATTTCCTTTACCCGATGGTGTTGAACGAACAGAAGAGATGATGGATGCCGAAGATCATTGGTCAAACATCTTTCTAGAAAACAATATTCCTAAAGCCTCGGCGGATATTTTAGTTACAGAGTTTAGAAATGAGGTTGGGAGAATTTTTGAACAAAAACAAGCGAATGATGCCTTATATGCTAAACACGCAGAAGAAACATTACGGAAAGAATGGGAAGATGATTATGATAAAAATATTATCTTTGCGTCTAGAGCGAGTGAATCACTATTAGGGCAGGATTACGAAGATGCTCGGCACTTAGAAACTACAGACGGGAAATATATTCTTGACCATCCCCTTATGGTAAAAATGTTTGCTAAACTAGGTAGGGAAATGGGTGAAGGCGCTTTAGGAAGTGTCGCAACAGAAGGGGAACGGGACACGTTAATGGAGCAAGCTAATTCATATCGAGAAAAACGAATGGATGCTTACGCAAAAGGTAATCATGGTGAAGCCCGAAAATGGGACGAAAAAGAACGATTAGTTCTTGATAAGTTGCATGGGGGTGGGCCGATTGTTGGATCTGATACAAGGACATCCTAATGAGTCACGAAAAAAGTGCTAGTTTTGAAATTGAAGGAAAACACTATGTTATAAATACTGCTGGGTTTAGGTCAGATAGAGCCGCCATAAACGCCGCTTTGTCTAAAAAAAATAGGAAACGAAAACGGCCTAAAACGTATAAAACAGAACAGGAGGCGACCGCCGCTTCCAGAAAACGAAGTGCAAAAACTGATGAAGTAGCACAAAAAAATTCTAGGACTAGCGGGTATTTTAAACGAAGACGCCCTATGCAACGAAAAGGAACACATAAAGATTAAATTGACAAAATATACAATTATTCGTATATTTTTCATAGGTGGCTTCCCTTAATTGGCCCCACCATTTTGTAGTACAAACATAACCAATGCCCCGTTAGAAGAAAGATACGGCCTCTGAAAAGACTTCCCGGATTCTGATTTCAAAACGGCTTCCATAGGAAATGTAATAGTTAGTTTTTTATTATTATTATTATTTTATTAATTTGGAGGCTTATAATGGCTACCTCAATTACTAATTCGTTTATCACGCAATATGAGCGTGATGTCCATGACGTCTTTCAAAGAGAAGGGTCGGTATTAAAACCGTCTGTTCGCTTTAAGTCTGATGTTGTGGGTTCGGTAGCGACATTTCAGAAAATCGGAACTGGAACTGCTACTACGAAAGCGAGACACGGAACAATAACTCCGATGAATCAAACTCATACAGCGATCTCCACAACACTAGCTGATTTCTATGCTGGTGATTGGGTTGATAAACTGGATGAGGCAAAAATTAACATTGATGAGCGTATGGCTATCGCCCGTGGTGGTGCTAAAGCACTTGGTCGAAAGTGTGACGATCAAATTCTTACCACTCTTGACTCTACGTCCCAATCAACTGTTTCTGTGGCAGTCGGATCATCAGCCGCCGCTAGAAATGGCTTACTGGGTATGATTCAAGCTCTCATCAGTAATGATGCTTATGAACCGGGTAATATGTACGGTGTTATGTCCCCTAAAATGTGGGCTATTGCATCTACTATTCAAGAGTTCGCATCCTCTGACTATGTTGGAGCCGATGGGCAAGTTTATAATAACGGAGCCGCTGTTGGAAATTGGAAACGGTGGGCGCAAGTTATGTGGACTGTTCATTCTGGAAATCCGGGTGTAGGAACAGGTACATCTAAGATTTTCGTCTGGAATAAATCGGCTGTTGGATATGCTTCCGGTAAATCCCCCGGGAATCTTGCGGGGACTATGTCTGGTGAAACATCTGTTGGCGCAGATATCACATGGCATGGTGATCGGGCGGCTCACTTTGTGAACCACGCAATGTCCGGTAATTCAGTGATGATTGACGATGGTGGAGTTATTGAGGGAAACCTTGATGATACAGCCGCTATCCCAACTTCGTAACTTGATTGGGGGGCTTTCGCCCCTCAATTGTTTTTTGAACCTTATATTAGGAGACAGAAATGGCGTTTATACCGGCAGATCTGACTAATATGGGTTCGTATAATGGCTTTAATCATTGGCGTTATGATACTTTGGAAGCTTCTACAGCCGTAGATGCGGCAGGGTATTTTAATAATGACGATGACGACCAGATCTTTCAGGTTGGCGACTTAATCTATACCGTTGATTGGACAACTGCTGTCCGCACCGGTACAATAGCCGGGATGGGCTTGCATATAGTTAATGCGGTCTCCTCGGGTGCGGTCGATATATCTGATAATGTTCTGAATGCCTCTTATGCGGATTCAGATTAAGTAGTTTAATGTGGATTGCGAACTTCCTTACTTTTATCTTCTCCTCCTTAATTGCGAGGAAGTTCGCATATTCACTATATAAGGAGGATTTATGTTAAAGGCGAAATCACATAAGTTAAATAAACCTGAAGACGGTAATTTTGGAAAAGTATGGAATTATATTTGCGAACATCACGAATTAACAGAATGTTTTAATCCCGGGTTTTTTAATACGTTAGGGGCAAACCTAATGGCCGGAGATACGATTCGAATGATGGAAATAAAAAATGGCCGGGTTTTAGCACTATATGAAGGGATTATTTTAGAAGTCCAGATTACAAAAACTGGGCATAACGTAGTTTTCCACCCTTTGAGTGAAAACATTGTTCGGTTTCCGGAAGCAAAACCTAAAGTTGAAAAAGAAGAAGCTCTTCCCCCAGAGTTTATTTCCGGTACGGGTTCTGTTATATGGAACTTGGGAAAAAGAGCATACGTTATTTCTGTGAATGGAAAACCTGTCTGTGAAGTTGAAAATAAGCAAGAAGCTTATGCTATTGCTAGAGGGGATAAACCATTACCTGTTTTGGCATAAAAAAGGAGTAAGAAATGCCGAGTGAAACTGATATCGCTAATGTTGCCTTAAGATTAGTTGGTGGGACTCGTATTACTTCTTTAACGCAAGCTACCCCAAATGCAAATGCGGTAAACGATATCTATACGGAAGTCCGGGACGATATGATGGAGTACCCGTGGAATTTTGCAACGCAGAGAATAGAATTAGCGCAGTTATCAACAACTCCTGCGTTTGGATTTGATTTTGCCTATGCGCTCCCTGCGGATTGGGCGTATACTATTTCTGTCCATGATAACGATGCGGGGCATGGAACTATTGATTATAGAGAAGAACAACTGGCAAATCAAAAAGTATTATCCACTGATTATTCTTCTATTTATTTAACATACGTTAAAAAAGAAGATGACCCGAATTTAATGCCGGCTTCCTTCCGGATGGCTTTAGCCTCCGCCCTAGCCCGTAATCTTGCAATTACCATTGCAAATTCTAACGTGTTAGAAGATCAACTTTCAGCTAGAGCAGAAAAAGATCTTGCTAGAGCAAAATCAATTGATGCCCTAAGTTCTTTTCCTGAACCTCGCCCTCGGGGTAATTGGGCGAATTCTAGAAATGGGTTTAGATAATGCCGAAAGTTCACCCCATTACCCCTTCTATGAATACGGGGGAACTATCCCCCCGTCTCGCCGCTCGAGTTGACTTTAATAAATACCCGAGTGGGTTGGATACAATGGAAAATCTTATTCCATTGTCCGAAGGCGGGTCTATGCGCCGAGCCGGAACACGATATGTTGCGGCGACTAAAACTGGGGCTACTATAAAATCCAGATTAAAAAAGTTTCAATTCTCTACTTCACAAAGTTATATTTTAGAAATGGGGAATAGTTATATAAGATTTTTTAAGGATCAAGGACAGATAGCAGTTCCAAATGTCACTGCTTCCATTTCTAATGGAACTTTTGTTTCAAATATCACCGGATGGAGTGATAGTTCTGGTGGCGGGTCTTCTATTTCCCATGATTCTACGAATCAAAGGATGAGTTTAACCTCTAATGGCTCATCTAACGCTCACGCAGAACAAACGGTCTCCAATTCGTCCGCTCTAGAACACGTTTTACAGTTTCAAGTTATAGGGGCGCCGGGGGATTATGTGCTGTTTAGAGTTGGGACATCTAGTTCTGGAACGCAACTTGTTAATGATTTTGTAGCAGAAGTTGGATACCATTGTTATTCTTTTACGGCGACAGCGGCTAATTTTTATGTGCAGTTTATTAATGAGTTGGGAAAAACTGTCCAGATTGATAATGTTGCATTATTAGATAATCAACCGGTAGAACTAGCTACGCCGTATGCAGAAGCTGATTTATATGATATAGAAGGGCCACAATCCGCAGATATTCTATATATGTTTCATGTTTCATACCCCACTTATCGCCTAGAAAGACGGGGGCATACAACATGGTCATTAGTAGAAGTCCCGTGGCAGGATGGCCCGTGGCTTTCGAAAAATAATACCCCTACTACATTAACTGCATCCGCCGCAACCGGGTTAGGAATAACAATAACGGCCTCATCGACTACCGGTATCAATGATGGGCGAGGCTTTTTATCTACAGATATTGGAAGGTCTATCCGCCTGACTGATAACTCTACTACTAATTGGGGGTGGGGGGTAATAACGGCTGTTGGGGGAATCACCAGTGTTACCGTTGATGTGGAGAGAACCTTTACGGTCACTACCGCAGAAACAGATTGGCGTCTTGGCTCTTGGTCGGGTACTACTGGTTATCCCTCAACAGGTGCATTTTTTGAACAGCGTCTTTATGCGTCTGCAAATATCGACCAACCGCAAACTTTTTGGGCGTCTCAAACGGGGGATTTTGAAAACCATTCTCCTGATAGCGACCCGACCGCTGGGACTTTCGATGGAACTGTTCAAGATGATGATGCGCTAGATTTTACGATTTCCGCAGATAATGTAAACGCTATACGTTGGATGTCCGCTGGAGAAGATACTTTATCTATCGGAACATCCGGGGGCGAATGGGTTCCGTCTTCTACCGGTGCTGTTATTACTCCCTCGGATATAACGGTTCGTAGACAAACAACTCACGGTTCCGCTCAAATTGCTCCGGTTCGGGTTGATAATATTGTTCTATTTGCTCAAAGAGCGAAAAGAAAAATTCGAGAATTTGGGTTTACATTTGAATCTGACGGTTTCCGTGCATTTGATATGAC